GCAAGCCACAAATTATTGTGTGAAATGTCGGGAATGTCCGATTTGTGTGCTAACATATAGCGATGGGTCTTTTTGATCGTTTCCGCCCTACGAAAATTGAGGCGCAAGCTGCACCGCAGCTAATGACGGATTCTTTTAATTATTACATTCCCGGATTTCTTACACCTGTTAATCGCGATGAAGCAATGTCAGTTCCAAGCGTTGCTCGGTGCCGCAATTTGATTGCTTGCACAATTGGCGGATTGCCACTTGAACTTTACAAGAAATCAACAGGGGAAGAATTAGGTTCTCCATTATGGCTTGAGCAACCTTCCGTCACTCAACCACGCAGCATTACAATTGCGTGGACGGTTGATAGCCTGTTATTTTTTGGGGTTGCGTATTGGAGAGTTACCGAAGTTTATTTTGATGATGGTCGCCCTGCACGTTTCGAATGGATTGCACCGGGTCGCGTTTCATTTACAACAGATGCAAACACAAATTTTATTACTCAATATACAGTTGATGGATCACCTGTTCCCATGTCGGGACTTGGTTCGCTTGTTACTTTCCAAGCACAAGACGAAGGTATTTTGCAGCGGGGCGCTCGCACACTTCGCAGCGCCATTGATCTTGAGAAAGCGATGCGTGTAGCTACATCTACTCCGATGCCTTCAGGTGTTATTAAAAACACCGGTGCAGATTTAGCACCTGCCGAAGTGCAGGGAATTCTCTCTGCTTGGAAAACAGCACGCGAACAACGCAGCACCGCTTACTTAACTAGCACACTTGAATATCAACCAACATCATTTAGCCCACGCGACATGATGTTTGTTGATGCAATTCAAAATACAGCCACGCAAATTGCACGAATGATGAACGTTCCTGCGTATTACATTAGCGCAGATATGAACAACAGCATGACTTATGCAAATGTTCAAGATGAGCGTAAACAATTCGTAGCGCTATCACTCGCACCGTACATCAACGCAATTCAGGATCGTTTATCCATGGATGATATAACGGCGCGAGGCAATATTGTTAAGTTTGATGTTGATTCTGCTTTTCTTCGGGTAGATCCGATGGAGCGTTTGAACGTCATTGAAAAAATGCTATCTCTCGGCTTGATTACAGTTGAGCAAGCCATGGAAATGGAAGATCTCACACCTAATGGAAACCAAGATGTTACTTCAGTTCAGTAGCGACATTACTTGCAACACAGAGGAACGCACCATTACCGGCAAGATTGTGCCGTTTGGTGATTCCGAAGTTGGTTATACCAATGTTGGTAAAGTTGTGTTTGAAGCTGGCTCAATTGAAATTCCGACAAGCCCTAAACCAAAACTTTTGCTTGAGCATGATCCTAAAAAGCCAATTGGTCGTTTGGTTTCATTTACAGAGGATGAGTCAGGCATTTATGCAACATTTAAAGTTGCTAATACCCAACGCGGCACAGATAGTTTAATCGAGGCAAGCGAGCAATTACGTTCAGGTTTGTCAGTCGGCGTGGAAGTCATTGCTGGAAAGCAAGAAAAAGATCGTTACAAAGTTAAATCAAGTTTGCTCAAAGAAGTATCACTCGTTCAGGCAGCCGCCTTTAAGAGTGCTGAAGTTTTGAGCGTAGCGGCTTCTCAAGAAGAAGTCGTTGAACAACCAACCCAAAACGAAAGCGAGGCAGTCGTGGAGAACACTCCAGACACCGCAACCGTTGCGCCTGTGGTAGAAACCCCTGCGGTGGAAGCTGCGCGCCCAACAGTTGTTGCACCAATTTATGCGAAGCCACGTATTAACGTAACTCCGCTAACAATGCTAGAAAACACAATCAAGGCATCCGTATTTGGCGATGAAGATGCACGTCAATGGATCGCAGCAGCATCCGATACTGACACAACAACTGACGTTCCCGGACTTGTTCCAACTCGTCAATTGACTGAAGTTATCAACCCTAAGACAACAGGTGTTCGCCCAACAATCGATGCAGTTTCATCTGGAACCCTTCCAGATGCAGGTATGAAGTTCCAGATCCCACGCGTTAAGACCGCTCCAACAGTTGCGACTGTTGCTGAGGGTGGCGCTTTCTCTGATACACAGACTGAAATCGAATACATCGATGTTGATGTCAAGAAGGCTGCCGGCATGCAGCTATTTTCTGTTGAAGTTCTTGACAGAACTAGCCCTGCGTTCCTTTCCGAACTTCTCGCACTTATGGGCGATGCTTATGCTAAGCACACCGATTATGCACTTGTAGACAAGATCCTTACCGATGGAACCGCAGATGCAACTGCCGTAACATTGCCTTGGGATGGTGCAGAATTCTCCGCATTTATTTCACGCGGTGCAAAGTCCATTTACAGCAACACGTTCAAGTTCGCAACCGGCGTAGTTGTTTCCCCTGATCAATGGGCAAACATCACCGCATTGGTAGATTCACAAAATCGTCCAATCTTCAATGCAGCAGCTCCACAAAACGCTGGCGGTAATGTTCAGGTTGATTCAATCCGTGGAACAGTTCTCGGACTCCCACTTTATGTTGATTACAATCTCTCAGGCGAAGGCGATGGCACAATTCTTGTGCTCAATCGCGATTCCTATACTTGGTACGAGTCACCACGCCTACAACTCCGCGCTGAAAAGGTTGGAACCGGCAAGGTTGAAATCGGCATGTACGGCTACTACGCAATTGCAACAAAGGTTGCTGCGGGAGCCTTCAAGTTCAACAAGGCGTAATAGCCTAGAAGTAGAGTTACCCCGGCGCACAGCCCTTGCGCCGGGGCTAACATAAGAAAGGATAAAGATGGCAGCCACATTCGTAACTGAAGCCGAATTGCGCTCAGCGCTAGGCATTGGCAATCTTTATTCATCGGCAGTTGTAGAAGAATGCTGCCAAGCGGCTGAAAACATAGTAAAAGCAAAACTTTGGTATAACGAATTTCCTGTGGTTGCGCATGAAAGCACCACAAGCGTTGCAACTATTTATTTTGAAGTCCCACATTCATTTATTGTTGGCGACACCATTGTTGTTGAAAACTGCGGCGCTAAATACAACGGATCTAAGACCATTACAGCAGTCACTACTTACGGCGTAAGTTACAGCGTAAACAACGCAACAGCCGAAGTTAAAAATGCCCTAGTCCCATTTGGAAAGGCTTACGGCACCACACATATTGATTATTCGACACTCCCAGAAGTCAATGAAGCATCACTCATGGTTGCAATTGATATATGGCAAGCTCGCCAAGCATCTAACGCTGGCGGTATCTCACCTGATTTTCAACCATCACCGTATCGCATGGGTAATACCCTTATGGCTCGCGTTCGAGGCTTGCTTGCGGATCATCTAGCACCGGGCGGTCAAGTAGGATAATGTCAGCAATCTCTACCCTACGTGGAACAATCGCGACTGCACTAGCTGATAATGCGGTGTGGCAGGTGTTTTCCTTCCCACCTGCCACTCCCCTTGCTAACAGCATCGTGGTACAGCCAAACGATCCTTATATCGAGCCAAGCAATGACCATTACAAGACGGTGAAACCTAAGGTGAATTTCAAGCTCATTGTGCTTGCGCCAATGTTTGATAACCAAGGCAACCTAATTAACATTGAAGATTATTATCTGAACATAGTAAATAAGCTAGAAGCGTCATCGCTCGCTTATACAATAGGCACATTTAGTGCGCCAGCAGTCTTGACCGGAACAGTAGGCGATCTACTATCCGGTGAAGTATCCATCAGCATACTCTCAGATTGGAGCTAGACATGGCTGATAATGACAACGAGCGCGAGGCTTTTCTTGCCAAGATCGGTCAGGTAGAGCCCGCAAAACCCAAACCAACCGCTAAGAAAGATGAGGAATAGTTAATGGCTATTTTCTTAAATAACAAAGTCGGTCTTAAGATTAATGCCGTTGATCTTAGCGACCACGTAACTTCAATCACCCTTAACTACGCAGCCGATGAACTCGAAGTAACTGCAATGGGTGACACCGCACACAAGTTCGTTAAGGGTCTTGAGGCAGGAACGCTTACAGTTTCATTGCTAAATGACACAGCGACTTCACAAGTTCTACAAACGCTTAATAGCGCTTTTGGAACAACCGTTGCTTGCAAAGCAATTCAGGAAAAGGGAACAGCAGTTTCCGCAGCAAACCCTGTTTATGAGTTTGACGTACTCGTCAACAACCTAACACCGATCAACGGTGCGGTTGGCGACATGGCTACACAAGACATCACTTTTACGCTAAACTCAAAGTTGACAGTCAACGCAGCAGGTACATTTTAAATTAGGAGAAATGGGCAATGGCAAGACTTAAAGTAACTAGGGCAGATGGCACGGAGTCGATTCACGAAATCACACCAGCCGTTGAGTACGCGTTTGAGATGCACACCAAGAAAGGCTTTTACCGAGCCTTTCAAGAGGATCAAAAGCAATCAGACATTTATTGGCTTGCTTGGGAGTGTCTGCGTAGGGCTCAGGCTCCCGATGTGTTTCCGTTTGGGGAGAAGTTTCTCGAAACCTTGAAATCAGTAGAGGTTTTGGGGGATGACTCCCCAAATGGCTAACGCGCGATGCTTGGACGTACCGAATAGCTGAACTGTCGGTTAATCTGGGTATTGCGCCTAGCGAATTTATCAATATGGATCGCGATCTACTGAAAGCGATTTATCAGGTTCTAAAGAAACAGGCGGAAGAAGCGAAACATGCCGGTCGTGGTCGAAGGCGTACCTGAGCTGAAAAAAGCTCTCAAAAAATACGCGCCTGACCTTTTGAAGCAAATGAACGCTGAGATCCGCGTGGCTTTGAAGGAAGTCACAAACGATGCCAAGGCGAAGGTTCCCGGTCAGGCTCCCGGCAATATGTATAACTTTCAAGACAGAGGCGTTGAACCTGTTTCGCGCACAAGCCGTGAACGAGGATTTCCCAAATACAATAGCAATGTAATTAGACGTGGCTTGACTTATTCAATTGGTCGCAGCAAACGCAACAAACAAGGATTTGCAAGTCTTTATTCATTGCTAAACAAATCGGCTGTTGGTGCGATTGTTGAAACTGCTGGAAGCCAAAACCCAACAGGCAGACCACAAAAAGCATCACGTCAATACGGTCAGAGTTCAAAAGAAATTGGACAATCGAACAACCCTAACGCTGGTGCGTTTTTTGTCGGTCGTATGAACGCCGTTGGCGCATTGAAAAAGTACGATAACAAGAGCCGATTCCGTGGTCGTTTGCTTTACGCTGCTTATTCAGAAAACAATGGTAAAGCCTTGGATGCTACGTTTAGAGCAATTGAAAAAGCATCAAGATTATTCAAAGAACGTTCTACTTTGAGAAAGGCAGCCTAATGTCAAATATCCGCATTGATATTGCCTCTGAGTTCAAAGACAAAGGATTTAAGGCAGCCGAAAGACGCACCACAAGTCTTACACGCAAGTTCGATAATCTCACGAGAACTGCAAGACGCACGTTTATTGCCATTGCTGGTTTCCAAGCCCTTAAGCGTTCGGTCACCGCTTTTGCCGAGGAAGACCGTGCAGCACAAAAACTTGCTACCAGCTTACGTAATCTTGGCTTGGCGTATAACACAAAAGCTATCGAGGATTATTTAGAAGCGAGCGAAAAAGCAACTGCAATCAACAAGGATCAATTATCACCCGCTATTGCTCAATTGATTAGCACTACGCTTGATGCTCAAAAGTCTATGACATTGCTCAACCTTGCAATGGACATATCGACAGGCACGGGCAAAGATTTGGGCGCAGTTACAGCCGCTTTAAGTCGTGCGTACAATGGGAACTTCACCGCGCTTGGAAAATTACAGACTGCCTATACAGCAGCCGAATTGGAAGCATTAGGTTTTGAAAAAACCATTGCAGCATTAAGCAATCAATTCCAAGGTGCGGCACAAAAGAACGCCACGACATATTCAGGCAAGATTGAACTGCTCAAGATTGCATTTGGTGATTTAGCGGAAGAAATCGGAAAAGGCATTGTTGCGTTCCTAACAAGTCTTGGATCAGGAAATTATGACAAAGGCTTGCAAAAACTTGTTAATTTTGGCACCGCCATTGGTGATGTATTCCGCCGTGCTGGCGTAAGTATCGAATACACAAAGGCTTTACTTTCGACAGGTTTCCGCATTGATGAAGAAGAAATGCGCAAGCTAGAAGAAATCCGTGCGCGCTTTGATAACCCACAAGCTGCGGCTAATCGCATGGCAAATAACCCTGCCGCGAACAGGGCGTTTCTTGCGGATTTGCGTAAACAGCAACAATTAAATAAAAAGATTGAAGCAGACCGTAAAAAGGCTGCTGCGCTTGCTGCTAAGGCTGAAAAAGAACGCTTAAAGAAGGAAAGAGAAGCACAGCAACTCAAACGTGCCGGCTCAATTTTTGACATGGAGAACATTCAAATTGTAGCTGCCATGCAAGGTAAAGTGGATGCGGAACAGCGTTTGCGTTTGACGGCATTATTGGCTATCAATCAAGGAAATGCTGAAGTAGCCGAAAAACTATCCACCGCTGTTTTAGCGACAAATGCCGCGGCACTAAAAAATCTTGGAATCATGATGGAATCCGGCGACAGCATTACGGATGTCATTACTAAAATTATTAATGCTCAAGCAAAAATGTCATTATTAGCTTTAGGAATTGGAAACATACCAAAAGCCAAAAATCCATTTGAAGATTGGCCTGATATTATTGCCGCAATTATCGCTCAGATAAATGCTCTAGCAACAAAAATAGGCAACATTGGCACTCCTAAAACATCCACGACCACAATAACTGAAAATCCGATTCTTGGGAATAATGTTGTTGTTGGTAATAATAACAATGCCGGCTCATTTACTGTACCAAATCCATTCAACCCGAGCGCACAGCCAATTTCCACATCCACAATTGCCAATCAAATAAATACTCTGACTGCATTGCGAGCACAAACAGAAACAGGCACAGCAATCAATTTCTTGCTCAAAGAACATATTGATACTTTGGCAAGCGCAACGTCATTATCAAGCCTTAATGCGCTTGGTGATGAGCAAGCTAGATTACGTGCAATGGGCGTATTTGATACACCCGGCATAACTTCTGAATCTTTGTTTGATCCGAGCCGTTTTCGCCGTAGAGATGAAGGCGCACCTATAACCGTTATTGTTCAAGGGTCAATGATTGCTCAGCAAGATTTGACAGAAATTATTACTGATGAGCTTTACAACTATCAAAAGGCTGGCAAATCAATTCTGTACGATAGCGTTTCAATCTAATGCCAGCACCCACAATTCGCGTCTTTGTAGACTTTGACAGCGATACCGCTTTTGAAACTAATCCGCTTATTCTTGGATCTGCGACAAAAGGCATCCTAGGCACGAACCGCTTGGGCTCAGGCACATTACCAATTGAAGTTACTGATTTGGTGACGCGAGTAGCAATTAGACGTGGGCGCAACCGTATTACGAGCAAGTTCGAGTTTGGCAGCGCCGAAGTGGTTTTATACGACCAAAACGGCGATTGGAACCCGATGAATCCTGCGGGAGCCTATTACCCAAATCTTGTGCCATTGCGTCAAATCATTATTTATGCGACTTATCTAGGCGTTGACTACTACCTATTTAGCGGCTTTATCACCAATTATGACACCGGCTTCCGTTTAGGTAATGAGGATCTCAGCACCGTTAGCCTTCGATGCGTGGACGGCTTCAAGCTGTTGGCAGGTTCTGCAATTACCACCGTTGCAGGTGCAAGTGCAGGGCAACTTTCAGGAGCTCGCGTGGATGCCCTTCTAGATGCCGTAGAATGGCCTGTAAGCCTTCGAAACATTGATACAGGGCAAAGTACCCTACAAGCCGATCCCGGCACGTCTAGGAACGTTCTAGAGGCTTTACAGACCGTTGAGAACAGCGAATTCGGCGGTATCTTTATGGACGGCGAATCTAGAGTCAATTTTGTTGATCGCGACAGCCTTATTACAAGACCAGCCACAAGCATCTATTCGTTTAATGATGATGGCACACAGATTTCCTATAACAATGCTGTTGTATCTTTTGACGATACAACGCTGATTAATGACGTGACTGTTACCCGCTCAGGCGGTACAGCACAAAACGTGTTTGATCAACCAAGCATTGACAAATACTTTTTACATTCAGGCAATCGAACGGGCATTTTGGTTCAAACCGATACTGAAGCCCTAAACCAAGCTAAAGGCATCCTTGCCACTCGCAAAGACCCCGAAGTGCGCATTGATAGTATCCAGCTCAATCTTTACGATGACGTGAACCCTAATAAGCCCTTAGCAGGGGTTGATATAGATTTGCTTGATGGCATCACCGTTACCAAGACGATGCCGGGATCTAGCAGCGTGACACAGCCAAGCCTTGTAAACGCTATTCACCACGATATTACCAAGTCATCTTGGATGACAACCCTATTCACTTCCGAGCCTTTGCTTGCCGGTTTCGTGTTAGATAGCACGATTAGCGGTATACTAGGCGAGGACGTGCTGAGCTACTAAGGAGCAATTGATGGCAGGTGCAGGATATAAGCTGTTTAACACGGGTGACGTGCTTACGGCAGCTCAGGTTAATACTTATTTGCAAGAGCAAGCAGTTATGCGATTTGCTAATGCCGCAGCTCGTACCACGGCGCTTTCAGGCGTTTTAGCTGAAGGAATGGTGTCATATCTTATGGACACCGATTCTGTTGAAGTTTACAACGGTACATCATGGGTTGGGATTGCAACCGGCGATATAACGGGTGTGACAGCTGGTACGGGTTTGAGTGGTGGTGGAACTTCCGGTGACGTAACTTTGTCATTGTCGACACCGGTATCGGCGACCAATGGCGGTACTGCACAAACAACGTATGCAACCGGTGACATTCTTTTTGCATCGGCGACAAATACACTTTCAAAAAGAACGATCGGATCCACCGGTCAAGTTTTAACCGTATCTGGCGGAGTTCCGACTTGGGCAACACCTTCCAGCGGCACAACGTTTGCAGGTTGTCGCGCAGAAGTTGATAATAGTGGACAAGTTTTAAGCAACAGCACGGACACAGTTGTTACATTACCTACCGAAGTTTTTGATACCGACAATTTTCATAGCACCTCAACAAACACAGGAAGAATTACAATACCTAGTGGTAAAGCTGGTTACTATTTATTTTATGGTTACGTAAATTTTTCTTCAAATACTAGTGGAAATAGACGACTCAAGTTTTCTGTGAATAATACAACCGGAACTGCCGAACGTTCGTGTAATGCAATCACAGGTTCTTCGGGATTAAACCTAGTCTATTTAACTGCTGTTATAAATTGCGCAGTAGGCGATTACGTTAATATGATTGCTTTTCAAGATAGCGGGGGCAATTTATCTTTACAATCCACAGGCGGTTTCGGCTGCGCTTATTTAGGAGCATAACATGATTAAATTTAATAAGCCAAAAAATCTAAATGGTGCAGAACTTCTTGATGAATTGTCTGCCATTGGAATTGTTTTAGATAAATTAAATCAAGCTCCATTAATCGACGAAGCTGGTGATTTGTGGCTTGATGTTGAATCAAAAGATGAAAGCAAAGTGGCACAAATCGTTGCCGCTCACAATGGGACTGTTATTGCGCCAGAGCCGAGCATTGAACAAAAACTTGCTAGCGTTGGACTAAAACTTGACGATTTGAAAGCGGCGCTTGGAATCTGATGCCTAAACTGTGTAAAGCGGGGCAACAGTTACGCGAGCAGATTGACGATGCGTTCCCCGATCGAGATAGAACTAGTGACGGCTGGATCGGTGATGCGAAGCATGCTGCTCGTAAGTCCGATCACAATCCTACTGATGAAGGAATTGTACGTGCCATCGACATTGACGCTGATCTTAAATCCCATAAATCCGAGGCGTTCGACCTTGCTGATCAGCTTCGATTACTTGCCAGATTTGATAAACGAATTTCTTACATAATCTTTAATGGCAAGATTGCGTCATGGCGTGGTAATTATAAGTGGAGAGTTTACAAAGGCATTAACCCACACAAAACACATATTCATTGCAGCTTTACTGCCAAGGGCGATCATGATGGCAGCATGTTCAGAATCCCTTTACTAACAGGAGAACCAATCAATGGGACAACTAAAAGCAGTAGCCGCAAGCTGGGCAAGATCCTTTCTAGCAGCAGGAATAGCAACCTACCTAGCGGTGGGTTGGGATGCACCTGCAATTGTCAATGCCGCTCTGGTCGCGAGTCTGCCGGTTATTCTCCGTTGGCTCAACCCTAACGACACCGCTTTCGGTCGGCGATGACTCCAGCAGAATGGGCAGCCTTTGTTGCTGCCATCCTTTCATGCTGCGCACTTATTGTCGGCGGGCTTCGTTACATTATTCGTCATGAAGTGCCGGGTATATTGGAAGCATCAAACATCGTGTCGCGCATCGATAAACTTGAGCGCATGGTTCTAGAATTGCTTACTAATGAGCGCAAGAAAACCAACAAAAAGCGAACTCGCCGCTAGGCGTAAACGCAAAGAATCTGCTGCGCGCAGATCAGGTGAGCCATTAAAGCCCATAGATATTTGGGCTGCGCAAATTGTTGAGTGTTATGAAGCTCTAGTCAGGGCTGGTTATGGTGAAGATAAGTCGCGTTGGTACATAGAAGAACAAATGCGCCTTCCCGATTGGATTATCCCTAATCCAGATCAGTCGCCCTACGAGGATGAGGACGAGGACGATTAAGCGCATTGTCGTTATATCGGATTTACAAGTTCCCTTTGAAGATAAGAAAGCAGTTAAGAATGTCGCCCAATTCATCAGAAAATACAAGCCTGATGACGTTTTATGCGTGGGCGATGAAATCGACTTCCAAACAATTAGCCGATGGTCGTCCGGTCGGGATGAGTGGTCGGGAAGCATTGGTCGAGATCGTGACCGAACTGTCGAAGTTTTATCCGAATTGCAAGTTCAACATCTCAGTAGATCAAACCACAGCGCAAGACTCTACAACTCCCTAAGCAAACGCCTTCCCGGCTTAATTGGGTTGCCTGAGCTGACAATCGAGCGGTTCCTACGCCTAGACGAACTAGGCATCAAGTACCACCACAAGCCCTATCAGTTCCATGAGGATTGGGTAATGGTTCACGGGGACGAGCAAAGCACTAAGCCACAAGGGGGTTTAACAGCCCTAGAAGCCGCTAAGAGGCATGGTAAGTCGGTGGTGTGTGGTCACACCCACAGGCAGGGCATTTCGTCCTTTACAACGGCTTCTGGGGGCGTTTTAACGGGTATTCTGACAGGCTTTGAAGTAGGTCATTTGATGGATGAAACCAAGGCATATTACACCAAGGGCACGATGAATTGGCAGAAAGGGTTTGGCATCATTTACGTTGATCGTAAGCGTGTGCAGCCCGTAGCCATACCTGTTGAGCGTGATGGCAGTTTTATTGTTGAAGGAAAGCGATTTGGCTAACGGCGTGTCGTTGACAAAATAGGGTTTTACCCTTCAAAATAGGATTTGAAATCCTATTTGAAAGGGGAATTCATGGGCACAATACGGTTCGACCGTAAGTCCGGTGCATACACGGACGGTAAACACTACGTAAAAGCATCTTTTATACGTGAGTATGCAAAATCAAAGCTAGGCATCAGCCAAGAACGCGGCAGATTAAGCCGTGAAGTTTTGGCTGCGTATTTCCTTGATGTTCACGGGGTGAGCGCAGATGTCGAATAACTTAACTGCCGAACAAATCGCTTACATCATTGCATGGTTATTTGTTGGGCTTCTATTAGTGTGGTACGTAGCAAGCAAAATCTATGAGAAGGGCTATCAAGAT